TATTTCCGGGAAAGGGAGCATTCAGCTCCCTTTCTTTTTTTGTGGTCTGCTTTAAAGTTACGAGGTAACATAATATAGTATTATCAACAAAAAAGGAGAAAAGATTATGAAAAAGATAATCATTATTTTAATAAGTTTAACTTTCTTTATAGCATGCAGTGAAGTTGAAGAATTAAAAAGCATAGACCCTGATTACGGATTCGAAGATGAAATTCCAGATTATGAAAAACAATCGGATTTATTATTCTGGATATCGACTCACCTTTACCACGACGGCGGAAGCAGTAGCTGGCAAACAGCAATTCAGACATGGGACAGAACTTATCAAGTCTCTGGTAATTCTAAAATATTTCACTTAGGAGATTGTGAAGATGGCGCTATTTTTACCCTTTATTTATTAAGGAAAAAGTTTAATATCCAGGGATACCTGGTAAGGGTTAGAATAAAAAGAAATGATCATGCCCATGCAATAGCTTACCTAGCAGATACGGATACTTATTTGGAACCTTTCGATCATAATCAGTATATCATCCCGGATGTAAATACTGAATATGAAGTAAATGAAATGATTCCATACGGGGAGGCAATGTATATGGCAGAACAAGGACATTACATAAAGGCAGATCAAAACGATCCTTTACTTGATATTTTCTAAAGGGCTATTTTTATAGCCCTTTCTTTTTTTGTGGTTATCCCTTATTTAAGTTACAAGAAAACAAAATATTTTAACATAATAAAACAAAGGAGAAAAGATTATGATGAATGTAGTAAAAATTTATGGCTACCTTCTTTTAAAAGGTAAAAAAGAACAAGAAAAATCAGAGGAAATAATTCTGAAGGGAGAAATTCCGAAAAGATTCGATCCGAAAAGGATAATTTCAGTATCAAAAAATGGGGAAGAAAAAACTCACACTGTAGTATTTTCAGACGGATACACAAGGACAATAAGAACAAAATCCGCAATAAAAGATTTTTATAAGGAATATTTCCCCTATTAGGAGGTTTTAATGGAAACAGAAATTTTTTCAAAAGTAAGAGTCTATCAAGTATTTTCTAACAATTGGCAAATATGTTCTTTTTATAGAAAGGAGGACGCTGAAAAGTTAAAAAATCTTCTGGATAAAATAAAAAGAGCGGAAGCATTTAGGAATTCAGAGATAAAAATTTCGGAATCTTCCGAATATTTGTCAGAAAAGCAAATAGAAAATATTAAGGAAACTCATAAAATTGAAATTCAGAGGCTGGCCTAAAGCTAGCCTTTTTATATTCCAAAAAAAGGAGAAAAGATCATGACAAAAGAAGAATATTTTAAAAAGGAAAACCAAAAAAAACTACAAGACCAACACAACAGAAAAAAGATAAGTACATGGAAAAGGATTGAATTTGATGACGAAAAGGAAGAAAAAGAAAGGCAGAGAAAAGGGTACCAACCCTTTAGGGATATAATTCCCGAATAAATTAGGTATTTAAAAAAATAAGGGAGCTGAATGCTCCCTTTCTTTTTTTGTGGTTTTTATAGCTTCATATTACTAAAGAACTAATAACAACAGCTGGCGTGCATTGATACGTGCAACGTAAATTAACAAAAACAATGTTAAAAGAAGAGGCTGTACAAGTAAAAAACCTGTACAGCCTCGACAGAAGGAAGCATTTTTACCTATAAATAGGCCTATCATTTATTCCTGATTATCAATAACCTTCTCGGTTTTATATCCCCGCTTTCTGGGGGTTTTATTATCGCTTGATTTTCAGGTACCAGTGGCATTCCGTCACTCCATATTCCTATATCTGAAAGTGATCTTTCCACTATTTCATATAATGTTACCCAATATGCAATCCACTGCAACGGGGTCCATTCTTTGTTACTATTATTTTCTGATTTAAAAAACGGCTGTACTTCTCTTTTAAACTCCGGACTGTTTTTTAATTTATCGATTATAGTTGCTCTTCTTTCTAATATGGTTGTTGCTGTCCATCTTTTCAAACTCCCTTTTTCGGCTTCCACTTTGTTTAAATATTTTGCTATATCTGGTGCTGGCTCTCCTAAAGCATATCTTCTCACTTCTTCTGGGGAATTTTCATCTACGAACAATCCATAAGTTCTTATCATTATTTCCCTATCTGTTGGTGATAATATTTTCTTCATCCCATCTCTTACAGCATCTTTCACTAATTTCTTTTCTAATTCTACCCATGGGTCCGTTTTATAATGGCCGACGGATTGTAGACTCTCGGAATCCAGAATAGAAAGTAGCGTGTCCGAATCTTCTTCTTTACCCAATTGTATATCTAAGCTTGTTATCCCCCTGCTTTGTGCTCTTTTATTCTTTATTTTTTCAAGAGTCCATTCATAATCTCTTATTGTTTTATGTCCTTCTTCATCAGGTAATGATTTTCTTTTCTTTTCCAGAATTTCCAACAATTCCACATCTGAAGGTTCTGACCCTTTTTCTCCTCTTACTTCTTCTATTGTGTCTTTGAAGAACCATAAATATAATTGATCTTTTCCTGAAGCACTTAAATGTCCCCCACCTCCGCTGCCAACTGCAAGCTTAGCGGCTAAATTTGATTTGAGGAAGGAATTAACATATTGCTCAAATGGAATTTCCTTGTTCTTTTTATTTTTTAAATATGATAGAGCGGAATTATATACAACAAGAAATGTGTCGTTTATAAGGTCTTTTTCTTCATATCCATAGTTTGCTGCGTTCCATCCCTTTCTCATCCTGCTTTTATAATATGCACCGGCTATTTTAGAAAATTTTCCCCAATCTTTCATAACCAGGTCTTTAGCTATTTTCATAACTCTTTCATCAGAGTCCTTATGTTTAATAGCTCTGTCCTCTGTTTTTGTTTCACCTGATTTTTTTCTTTCTAAAGAAGATTGAAACCAAGATTTGTCACTTCTTTCTACTTTGTCTTTGGGTACATTGGAGGCTACTGTTTTCAGGCCATTAACGGTATACTCAATGTCAAAATGTTCGGGTCCCCTGGAAGATGTTCCATCAGAACCTATTACTTTTCCGAAGAATTTCTTTTTAGAAGCACCGGGCAGACTAAAACTGACAAGAGTTCCGGATTTTATTCTACCAAAAGTCGATTTTATTTTTTTACCATAACCTGTTGTCAATCCTTGTTTTTCTCTTTCTAAATATTCTTTTTTGTCTTCTTCTGTCTTGAAATATTTTGGCTTTTCAGCATCTATTTTCACTACTAGTTTTTTTGGTTTTTTTTCTTCTCCGTAATCATAGTGATATTTACCACCTTCCATCCATCTTCTTTTGTATTTTGACCCTGATTTTATTTCTCCTTTTTTCATATTTATGCCCTCTGTTTTTTGCTTCGAATTATATCAGTTCTTAGCTCTTTATGAGCTTCTTTGTTCTCTTCTTTAAATTTATCAAACTCTGTACATCTTAAATATTTTTCTGGAAGTTCCAATTTTAAATCAACAACTTCCCGGGAAAGTTCTTTTATGTCTTTAGCTACCCCTTTTATAGAAGTATGTACTTTTCTTATACTACCACTTATTACCGTAAAAGCACCGCCAACAAATACTGTTAAGATTATATACTCTACCATTTTTTCTAAATTCACCATTTTTTACACCCCTATTGTTGATTTTTTACAAAACCTTTGAGTACAAGTCCGGGTTCTAAAGCCCCAAATTCATTCTTGATACAATAACATTCAAAAGTCTTTCCTCCTCCATTATTAACTTCTATCCAATAGGCTGGATATCTTTCTTCATAACTAGCACTTGGTCCTGAATTACCAAACATATATATTCTATTATTATGTATCAAGCCACTATAAACATTTGAAAAATCTTCAAGATTGCCGACCGTATATTGTACACCATCAATCCAGACACATCCCCAATGATAGCTGTTAGTATAAGAACGTTGATAACCAAATATATATAATACTCCATCTTTTAATATAGCATCAGTTGCAGTTGTATGAAGTATTCCATATGACCCGACCCATACTTTAATCCCATTTTTCCAATAACAAGCCCTATAATAAGTACCGCTATATTCGAAACCAAAAGCATAAATATCATCCCCATCTACTAGAAGATGATTTACACCTCCCTCCTGCCCCGATAATGGGAGAATAGTTAAAATCCCATTTTTCCAATAACACGGGTGGGAATAATTGGGATTCTTTAAACTCCCCCATAAATAAAAATCAGTATCTTTTATAAAACCACCACTAGAAGAAGTTTGACCTGTATAGGAATCTTGCCACTGTACTATCCCATTTTTCCAATAACAAGCTCTTTTAGAAAGTGGGTCTAGAGCTGTTATATATCTCCAGCCAAACATATAAATATCACCATTTATAATCTGACCGTTGTAACAATTGGATTCTTGTCCCGCACTTTCCGAAGGAGATAGGTTTCTAATACCGTTTTTCCAATGACATGCTATATTGTATAAATGGCTATTGTAAGAATATATATCAGTACCAAAGATATATAAATCTTTCCCGTAAAACATTCCATCCACCGCCTGTCCAAAAGCCTGGTACATTTCTAGCTCTACACCTCTCCTATCTTTATAATAATAAGGTCGTGTGTGTCCTCCCCCGGATATTTCATATCCCGCTCCGAACAAGGTAGTGTGTGATTTTTTTAATCTAGTAGCAATCATTCGAAACTATTTCCTCCTATTATGCCGTAGTATGTTGTACCACCATCGATAGTTATAAATGTATATATAGCAATTTGATTTGCTTCATCTAGTGTGTTGGGAATTAAACCCTCTTCCCATTTAATGGTTACGGGCCACCATATTTGTCTTGGTAGTCCATTATCATCTTTTTTTACTATTAAAGTAATACTACCTGCTCTACCCGTAGCCGGAGGATTTGTGAAAGAAATGGTGCAATTATTAGTTAATACAACAGACTGTACATTTCCATCTTCAAAATTTATAGTTAAATCCGCTCCACTATTTCCTTTGACGGCCAATGTTTCCGAATAGTCTTTTATCATCGGCCTTGATAAAACATTATCCAACAAATTAAGACTAGAAGATAACTCCATACTTCTATCGGCATCTATTTTTAGGATATTTGATTTTGTCGTCCCGTCAAACTGATCTATTACAAAAGCCCTGAAAGAACCCGTCCCCCTTTTCTGTATCCTTATACCGAATTGTCTTTCCGAATTATATCCATTGTTATAAAAATCAACAAATTCTTGATTTGGTTCATTACCTCTAACAAGGCTAATGGTTGCTTCTCTTTCTTGTGTCAAATCTCCAGGGGGGGACCATATACTCAAAATAGAATATTGTTGATTGTAGTTTCTCAAAATTAGAAAATCAGTTCCTCCCCTATACATTACTAATCTTGGGTCTACTTCTGGGCCAAATCCTATTCCGCCATTTTTCATTTTTAGATCAGTGTATAAATCCATACCTGCCAAAGTTTTCATAAGTCCTGAAAATTCTGTTGGGCCTAGAATTTTTCCTCCATATAACCTTAAATCAGAAATATCCTCTTTTATATAGGTAATGTCTTTTTCAGTAGTCCAGTCTGCTGTCTCGCATCCATCGTAGTTGGCTGTACAATTCTTTATATAAGAATTTAGTATATTGGTTGATTGATAAGCGGGTACTTGAATTTCAGCTATTTTAATCCATCCCGATGTTTTTGTAGGAGCAACTCCAGAACCTGGTGTGCCAGCTATTACTTGAGCTTCTATTTTTATTTCATTTGTAGTATATACGGATGAATAGGATATCGCACCTGTTATAGGGTCCTTAAAAGCTCTTGTATCTTGATCCCCGGGAACTTCATAAAGCCTAATTTCTACCGTATCTATTCTCAAAGAAGAGACTCCATTTGTTACAGCAATAGGACCCAAGAGCTCTTTGTTATAGGCCATTCTAATGGTTGAATTACACACACCTAGCCCTAGGGTGATGTCAATGTTCATAGAAGGTGTCGATCTTTGTTGTGCTTTTAATCCAAAAAAGATCAAATCCTTCGACATACTTCTGCTTATCATACGAAAAGCAGCCTCTAAATTTTTGACCTCTCTTTCGTTTATAAGTTCAAGGTCATTTGACTTCATTATTTCATTAGCTTGAAGTTTAGTTGTTTTTATCATATAGTTTTAGCCTCCATATCTTGATACTACTTCTACAACAGATTTTATTCCAGCTGTCTTTACCTTATCCAAAAGCTCATTGAGAAAATCTAAAGGATAAGAACTGCCGGGTCCTGATAAAAAATCATTATCTAAAAAAGATGCATTTTCATAATCATAAGTGGCAATAGGGTCCGAGCCAGCTGGCCATAAATTGGAATAACTACCCGGTAAATAATTTGATGCTATAAAAACTTTTACTGATGGATTTTCGGGCCAAATACCAAATCTAACTTTATCCACTCTCACCTTATAATTGTTTTCTGAGGATAAAAATGTAGATTCTGAAGCAATTATAAAAGTCAAATCCCTAGAATCAGGGCAGACTACATATACTTCATAGTAGACATAATTCAAACCTTTTTTTGGTATTAGTATCTTTGCTCCACTTATCCATGTATTTGTCTTTGCATCATATTGTTTTGAGTCTCCTGATCTTCTTATTGTTAGAGTTAATATATTATCCCCTGTACAGTTTCCATCATCTTTATAAAACATAGAAAACTTATAAATACCTGTCCCGACACTATTAACATTTTGTAGTATGTATGAACTATCTATGTCTTCGCTTATCTGAAATTCAACTGCTCTGGATTGTTCCAAATGTTCCGTTTTTGTTTCAACAATATGTGAATCCCCACTCTCATACTCATCCCAATTATCAAAATCATTTCCTGTACCGTCTTCAAAATCACCGTTTAATATTACATCGCCTGTTTCTATATAATCATTTATGACAAATATATCTTTTTCATCAAAGAAATACGAGAAGACTTTTTTGATTGATAATGGTACCATCCATTTAGGAAATAATTTTCTTCTTATTATAGAAAAGAATCTGTTAATCAGATTAACATCGGTCTCTTCTTCGATCCTTTTCATATTAAGAAAAAAATCGGTTACTACATCAATCCATTCATTCTCTGACTTTCCTAAATCATAAGCTGATAGTGTATAAATTATAAATAATTTCAAGAATTCTAATTCATTTGATATTGCCCCGCAGTTTATATCAGAACTCTGGTTTATTACTGTATTTGGAACAGAATTAACATCCCCATAAACAACTTTATATCCTTTCTCTTGTTTATTTATAAGAGAAGGCATTCTTTCATTTAGTGATTTTATTATACTCATATTAAGATACCGTTATAGACATTGTTCCTGGTTTTGCTATTTGGTTACTTCCTATAGATACATTTGAAGCCGGTTCGCTTACTGTACAATCTACAATTCCATTAACAGACATTATAGCTGATTCTATCTTCTTCTTTATAATATCTTCCCCAAGTGTCAATGAATTTATATAATCAGAAATTGCTTTCTTTGTTGTAAACTCTATTAAAGATTCAGACAATCTTCCGTCGCTATATGCTGTCGCTACTACGTCCTGGGTTACTTTTACTGGGGCTAATACTCTAACATGAATTCCTGCAGCCCTTTCGCCTGGGTTGGTTTCTGAATCATTTCCAACAACTGCAAGGGTTACGGCTTCTATCATTGAATCTGGGGCATTGCCGGCCCCATCTTCTACATATAAAGAAAAATGATAAGTATCGGATGGAGGAAAATGTTCTATTATTTGTGCTGATCTTACCCCGTATACTTTCTTAGCAGTAGCCAATATCCCCGCTTTGTTGGCATTTCCTAATCCTTCTACATATTCCTGGAATCTTTTTATATGTTGAGTGGGAGATTCTTCGTCTACTCCTCCCGAAGTTTTATTTGGATTGTTTACAGTTTCTATTCCGTCAAGTGAAGTTTCTAGTACAGTTATCGTGTTTTCCAGAACATTACCCGCTTTACCCACTTCTATAGCTTCTATGGAAATGGCTGAAGAAGAATCCGAGCCATCCAATATTTGCCCATCTTCTGTAGTTTGAAATCTTATACCATCCGCCGTTGTTACAATAGTTGTAGATGGTATTGGTATTGTACCAATAGTGCCTGTTCTTCCGAAAATAACACTACCTGCCGACTTTTTCGAAATTCCTTTTATAAATCCGAATATAGTGACAGGAATATCCCTCATGGATTCCTTAAATCCTATTTTTGTCTTTATGTAGAGTTGTTCTATTTCCAGACTTAGTGCTTCACAAATTGAAGCTACTATAGAACCTTCATTGAAATCCGTTAATTTTTCCTGGTTAGCAATTATCCAGGTCAACATATCTGAATAAACATTATCAAATTTCTTTATTTCAAATTCCATTAAATTTCTCCTGAATAAGGTATATAATCACCTTCTTTTATAGTGGTAAAATTTAAACTAATTTCTATTGCATCCCCAGACATATTCATCGTTATTCCTTCTATTCTGGAAATTCTTGGGTCTTGAATCAGGGTATCCTTTATATTAACCACTGCATAAGAAAGTGGGGTTAGATCAGACATATTACCACCAACGGAAGTTCTTAACCCGTACATGATAAGTCTTAGTCTTCTTCCTAGAGTTTCGTTTAACCTCAAATTCACCGCTTGTATTATATTTTTTATCCCACTTACAATTGCATAATCTCCATTGGCTGATATTACCATATTACCATCAGCATCCAGTCTTATATCAGAACCGTAGACATCAACAAGTTCAGTTGAATATACAAGGTTTGAGAAAACACTTTCCCCTTT